TGGTCCAGCGCACACGGCCTAACGAGATGGAAATACATTGTTAGATTCAAAGAGTTCAACTAACTCTTCCAAGGTTTTCACGTTTTCAATGTGAAATTCACCTGGTTTGTTATCTATAATCACATCGACAACTATCTCTTCTCTTTTCAAAACCTTCACGTGTTCTCCACTGTAGTCATAATCATAATAGAACTCTTTAAATTTATATTTTTTATTCTTCAACCACTGAATCATTCTTTGTTTCTCTGTCTTTTCAGTTTCCTTTACTTCCCAAGCTCTACATTGAGCATCTGCACAAGCTTGCATCAAATTATCATACTGAAGATCGTGATCACCATTGACAATCCAATAATGATAACAATCTCCATCAAACTTCTCAGCTTCATAATCTCTTATCTGTTCCACTTTATACCTTCCGCAAGTGCTCACAAAGGTTGTATGACTTGACTCTAAATCTTCAACCCATTCCAATCTTTCCATTTCATTTCCCATTCATTCTTCTCCATTCTGGAATCGATTCCATTATTGTATCAAGGATATCCTGTGGGGATTCCCCTGTGTGGTTTGATAGCCCCTCCACCAAGCGAAGAAGGGCGCTGGTTTGTGGGAGACTAACTTCATTCTCCCAATTCAATAGGGTCTGGAAATATACTCCAGACTTCTTGTGGCAAGTCCCATTACTGTTACTTGTTATCTTCAGATATCTTCTGGTCTTGCGGACCCATTGTCCAAAGGTCTTCTCTGGTTTCAATATCATTTGTACCTCTACTTGATATTGTTTAAAAGTTAAATCGCTTCCCCTTCTTCTTCAATGCTTCCTTGGCATCTTCAAAGAGTTGTTTATCTGCTGTTTCAGTAGTCCTACCCTTAGAAAGAAAAGAATACATGCGAGCGCGCGCCCATTGATCTTGCGTAGCTCCGGGGCGATGACCTACGGCCCAAGCGGCTAGCCCTTTCTGATATACTTCTTCTATGATTGGCTTTGGTATATCCGTAACACGTGAAACAGCTTTGATAAACCGTTGTCTTGTGGAGCCTTTTCCTTTGGTGGTTTCCTCTTGGATGACTTTCCGAAGTCCGCTGTCTTTGATTCGCTTGGTGTATTGACTTTCTTTGGTCTTGGCTCTGGCATCGCCTGGGAGCGGTTCAAAGCTTTTCTTTCCTTTCAGTCTCTTCCGAATCTCGGCTCTTCTTCTGTCCTTGGTTGATTCCCCAAGGCCCTTAGTGTATTTCTTTGGAACTTTAGCGGCCATATCTTCTTCTTGTCTTCTTTGGTGCTTTCTTCTTGGCTGGCTTCTTGGCTGGCTTCTTGTACATTATCTTTCCTTCAGTCTAAGCTTCTTGAAGTAGTCTCTTCTTCTCTTGTCCCGTTCTTTTCTGATCTGGTCTGGAGTCTTTGGAAGGTTTAGTTCTCCATCCCTCCACATCCGAAAGGCAATAGCGGCCGCCTGATCTTGTGGATAGCCTTCACGCATAAGTTTCACGATCTTTCGTGAGATTGCATAATCTTCCATTGGTGTTCTTCTGGCCATATCTTTCCCTGAGAAAACGCAAAGGAGGAAGAAATAATCCTCCTCCAAAACGTACTATTCCCCATCTGTATTCTATCGTGATATAATCAGAATATCAAGCACTTAGGAGAAAAGATGAAAATAAAAGTACCAAGAGAAATCCAGCTACTCGCAAAGAGAGCGATCGAATATAATAACTCCAGACCCAGAAGCCAACGCGCGGCCTACAAAGATGAAGGTGGAAAGCGTGTTCCCGGAACTGGAATGAGAACGGCCAGAAGACTGGCAAGTGGTGAAGTGGATAAGGCCCAACTGGAACTGATGAATGCTTGGTTTGCTCGACACGGGGAATCAGAGAAAGAAGCCAAGGCCAGACAAGACAAGACATCTAAAGCGGCTATCGCTTGGGCTTTGTGGGGAGGAACACCGGCGAGGCGATGGGTGAAGCGAGAACTTAGGAAAATAGAAAAGGACCAATGAAAAAGGGTCATTGGTCCAGAACTTTAAATAGAATGCAGAATATTAATTCTAGAGGATGTGTTATGTCGAACACCTAGTGTTTTATTATCATATCCCAAAGTCTTTGGCAATCCATTGTATCTTTTAATGCGGAATGAGCGCCATCTTTTTCCCAGTTCAAGAAGTCACGAACAGAATCAAGAGATAGATATTGAAGCCCACTAGGTCTTAGATGTTCATAAGCCAAGACCATACAATCAAGCGCGCGGATTCTCCAGCTCAGTTCTAGCCCATATTCAGCCAGTGCGGACTTGATGAACCCTATATCAAAATATGGATTGTAACCCACCACAAGCCCATACTCTAGCCGTTTGGCTATCTCCAAGATTGCATCTTCCATCTTCATAGCATCACACCAACCCTTTTCATTGTATCCATTCACTTCCAGCGCCTTGGGACTGGCTGTTCGGATTCTTTGTGGTTTGATCTTGGTGTGGAAGATTTCCTCTTTACCATTGGAGAATCTGGTTATCATTGCGATCTCTATAATCTCGTGGCCTTGTCTTGGGTCCAATCCTGTGGTTTCAGTATCCAGGAATATTAATGGCATAGTTTCACCTCATTTCAGTCAGTGTTCTGTCTGGTCTGTAGCATATCCCTATTTTCAGTATTCTGTCTTGTGTTCTGGTCAGTTCCTGACCTTTGTCACAGAATGTAACCAAAAAGGTGACAGATGGTGACAGATGGTGCCAGATAGGTGACAGATAAAACGGGGTATCTGTCACCCTACTTTGGCCCCTATACATCGATATAATAGACAATATTTATATAAAGGTGACAGATAAAAAACTAAAAAGAAATAAATTATTTTTTATAATTTATTATATAGAAAAATAAAAAATCATCTGTCATCTGTCACCAAACACAAAAAAACCCCCACACAGTGGAGGTTATAGCATTTTGGGCATCTGTCATTTATCTGTCACCATCTGTCACCGGTTAGAATAACCGCAGTTGCTTCTGGTGTTCTTTCAATCTAGCCTTGGCAATATTGAAATATTCCAGATTCTTCTCAATCCCGATAAATCTTCTCTTAGTATTCCAACAGGCTTCCCCAGTACTACCCGACCCCATTGTGAAATCCAGAATAAGTTCTTCAGGGTTAGAATAGGTTTGGATAAGATCCTCAAGAAGAAGAACTGGCTTCTGTGTAGGATGCAACCCCTGATAAGGTTTGGAATACTTCAGAATGTTAGATTTATATCTCTGATTGGGTGGAAGGTTGAATGTGGATCTGAATGTAGATCTGAATGTAGAATCAATATCAAGAAGTGATTCATATTCAAGAAATCCATTCATATCATCAATGTCAAATACTTCTATAAGCTCCAAATATGTTTCTTCTGTGCATAATGCGAACTGAGATGAATCAATATAGAAGCAGTGTTCTGCTTTTCGATGACCTAACACCTTCCCGATTTCTGGATTGGTCTTTCCAATATATTCCATAATCAAAGAAAAGTATTTCCTTAGTGGGTGCTTTCCTTCCAGATCGTACTTCTTAAAAAATACCAGAATATCCTCATAGAATGAAACCGGCGCTTTCTTTGCCAATAGACAATTGGCAAAATCGTTTTTCTCCCAGATCATCCGATAACAAAAATTCATATTCTCGAATGAAGATTGAATCAACCGGCTGGTGTAGGGTTCTTGTGAGAACAAGATCATTTTGCCATTCATTCTTAAAACCTCATTGGCCATTCGGAAAATATCCTCTGGATTGATAGCAATATCCCAAGATGTTTTTCGATTCTTCCACCCATCCAAACCAAGATTTGTAACAGTTCCATAAGGAGGATCGCACAATATAAGATCAACAGAACCCGGTTCTATCTTCTTGTATTCTTCCAAACAATCACCATTATATAACTGAATCATCTTTCCCCCCTTGTCCAGTATCTTCCATTCTTCTTTGTTCTCTTCAATATAAAACCATTATCACGACATATCTGGGCGATTCTCCGGCTGTTTCCTGTGTGTCTTTGGGATACTGGAAGTTCTATATATGACATGATTTCTTCAGTAGTCGCTCCCAGCTCCCCACGTTCCATCTTTCTATTGATGCATTCAGCCACACCCCAAGCCCAAGGATCATCCACCAAGAACGATTCTTGATAGGTTCTCAACATTTCTTCTTCGTGCGGTAAAAGATGCCATTCTTTTCCATTCTTGTAATGATATACCGCTTCCGCCCACAGCTGATCTTTGTTCTCCACAATCCAGTTCAGATCCACCTTTGAAGTGATCTTGAAGATCCAGAAGCGCCGTTCCCATCCATCATCAAGGATTTGGTAATCGTTCGAGGTTCCAAAAAAACAGATTCTTCTCGGCTTATATACCAGATCCCTATCATACACGATTCTATATCTATCCTTTTCAGTGGTCAGGAATGACTTGATTTTGTTGGCGTGTTTCCCGTGGAAATCAGCCAGTTCAGCCATTTCCTGAAGCCAGACACCGGTCTGGTGTATATGCTCCAGACAAGACTTGTCCCCTATCTTCAAGGGCGTTCTGTCGAACCATTCCGGCCGTGGTGAAACCAGCTTGATACACATCGATTTCCCTACACCCTTGTCACCAATAAAGATCGGCATGGCGTGCATTTCACAGCCCGGTTCATAAATGCGAGCTACTGGACCAATGAACATTTTCAACGACATTACTTGAATCAGTTCTTCATTTTCTGGAGTAGTTTCCGCTTCAAGAATCTCAGTGGCATAGTATCTTAACCTGTGGACTCCATCCCACACCAACCCATCCAGATAATCTTTGATTGGATGGATCTGGTGGTGATAGGCAACACGGAACAGCGCCGATCTTAGCATTGTGTCATTGACTTCCAGCCGATATCTTTGTTCAAGGTCCAGCGCTATATCTTCCCACCCAGACTTATCCAGTTCTTTCCCGTTCCAGAGAAGAGCTGTGGAATGATCGTGATAGGTTACATCTTTATACTCTGAATCGTTCTCGAAAATGAACGCTAGATTCTTCCGGTTGGATCTTGGTCGTACTACGTTCTTGAGTGTTCGCTGGTCCTCCTTATATACCGCGCGCGGCTTGTCTAACATTTCCCACACTTGAGGATCGGCTCCGATTGGCTTGGGATCTTCTCTCAGTGTTATTACGTGGCCCAGTTCTTTTCCCAGCTCCATCATCTTTTCAATCTTTTCTTCTTCTGTCATTCTACCCCCCTGTAATCTTGCGATGGAATCCAGCGCGTGATTGTTTCACCAGTGAAGCCCTTCTCCCACACAAACCAAGCATAATCCAGAGCATTGGAACCACCATCATCATCATTGTTCTTCCAGATCTTTATTCTGGAAGAATGAACATAAATATATTTTGGTGGAAGCTCCTGGAACAAGAAGAACCGCTTCTTAGATGCTAGGAACTGGACCTTGAAGAGCATTATCACCCATTTACCCTTAGACACCATATCAAGAGACTTGCGAACGAAATCTATATCTTGATTCCCCTTGTATGGAGGATTTGTAATAATATCACCATCCCAGCGGATTCTTTCAGTCTGTTCAAGAAAGTCATACACTTCACCATAACCCCGATCTATCTTGTCAGTGGCCAGAACCAAGAACCCCCGATCTCGTAGAACTTGCGCCAAGTTTCCTTCTCCACAAGCTGGTTCCCATACTTTTTTACTCAGGATCTCACCATCACGATCACCGAAAGCCCACAAGAAATCCTTGAATGCTTGGGGATCTGTTGCGTAATAATCGTTATGTTCTCGCTCTTCTCTTGTGTGGTTTGAAGCTCCCACAATCTTCATTGTTCTTTCCATTATTCTTCCCCCACAATCTTCAAGGTTGGCTTTCCATAAACTTCTCTTTTGATGTTCGCGGCGTGTTCTTTCCAGTCTCTTCCATCGATTTTAGATAGACCTTCAGATAATATCTTGATTGTGTCCAATCGTGGTTTGTGTTTCCCAGCGAACAATCTAACCAAACCACTTCTGTCCAGTCTGGTGATTTGTGAAAATGCTCTTTGTGAAATACAATATTCGTTTAATATTCTGCTAACGTAGTTCATATTTTTCCTCTATTTTCATTATTTTATTCATATTTTATTGTGTTTTTACAGTAGATCTTTCAAATTGCCCCACCACTGGCAAGAGTTTCGGTGGTTGCACTGTGGCCACCGGACCACATTGGGCATAGCCAGATCGATGGAGAAGTAAACCGAGTTATCACCACATTGTGGACATCGGATATATCTGGCGTTATTTCCCACAATCCGCGCGCCGGCTTGGCTCGCTATTCGTTCTCGGAAAGCGCTATCCAGTTCCAGCGATTCCAGCGTAACCGGTCCACGTTTCTTAGGGGAATACTTCTGGGGGCTTGGCTGGGGGGCTTCTTGGGGGATGCTTTCCCAATCGAGTTCCAGAAGATCACCCTGGAGACTTTCAGCGGTTTGGAAATAGTTCCGTGGGTGCTTTGGGTCTTCTTGGTCCAGCTCTGGATCTGGAAGAGCATATCGAAAATATATTCTCGCTCTGTCCTTGAGTGCTTTGGGATCTGGTTCTCCTCTTCCGACTACTTTTTGCCACAGCTGGAAACCCCACTTTGAAGCGCGATCCCATTCCGTGGCTGGAACTAACTCCTTCAATGGTAGGATGATTCTGTATTTGTGATAGTGTGGTTTGTGTGAATAAGATGTATGGGCTATCACCACCCAGTCCGTGAACAGTCGCCACGTGTCGAAAGGGGTTAGGCCATCATCCAGATCATAGACAAGGCAAGAGATAAACTGTGCATTCTTCCCGTTCCTGGTTCCATCGAATAGAGTGGGGGACCACAGTGGAAGTTCATTCTTTGATACCACATTTTCACCCGTGTCAGCCAATAACCCCTTGGCTATTGTCTGAAGATCTCCGTTGAATATGGTTGGTTGGTTTGCCTTGATATTGGGGAATAGGCTTATCTTCATTGTTTATCATTCCTCTTGTGTGTATAGTTGGAATATGGTGTGTGGTTCTTCATTCTTCCCACAGTAGTAATCTTCCGCTTGAATCGAAACCACTTGGGAATCATCTTCCCAGATCTCCCACTTGGTGAGAATATCCAGAACCATTTTGACCATATTGTCGAGATCTGGCCGTGTTGATTTCCAGATTCTGGAATCTGAATCGGTCTTCTTCTGTAGTCTTTGGGGGCGCTTAGAAATGAACGTTATCTGGATTCTAACCGGTCCAGCCAGCTGAAAAGGAGCTTCACCCAGTTCTTCAATGTGTTTCTGTTGATATTCTCTGGTGGCTGGTGGTGTGTAGAGTCTTCCGGTTCTGGTTCCTCTTGGTCTTCCCATCGGTTTGGGTTGACCAAGAAGAATCCCTTGGTGTTCAAGTTTCCACATTTTATCTTTCCCTGTTTATAGTTTTCACCCATTCCAAGAAGACCTTTTCACCCTGTTCTTTTGTGTATAGAACTTGGGATAACCTCCACAAGAAGTGAACCGCTGGATAGTTCTCCCCAGAAACCCATTTCTGGACAGCACTGGCCGAGGTTCCGAGCTCATAACCCAAAACTCTATAGCTTAGACTCGATAGCTTCACAGCTGTTTCCAAGCGCCTACAGAATGGGACATAACCTAAGATAGCATATTTCTCCCTGATATATCTTTCCGCTTCTTCTTCTGTGGTGAATGTGTTGGATAGGATCTGACCATCTTCTTGGGGAATCATCCCCTGATATAATGTGACATCTCCACGAATCCATTCAGAGATCGTTCCAATTTCAAGATTTCCTTCGTATACTGAAATCATCTCAATACCTCCTTCTTGGCTTCTTCCCATACCACTAGAAATTTTGGGTTCTCTGGATTCCAAGAATCGGCCCATTCTCTGGTAAATAATCTTCCGTTCTTCTTTACGGATCGAATAAGTGATCGAATAGCTAGGCGCTTGAATAGTCTTTGATCGTTTGTCATTGTGTCTTCTCCTTTATTGACAGTTGATTTCGAGTAGTGCACAGACAATAAGCCCGACACGAATTGCGATATGCATTGATAATAGTAGGCCAGCTCCAAGAATGGCCATTGATAGAAAGTCTTTCATTTTATACCTCTTAAAATCTTATCCAATCCAAGTTTTTGATACACCGGTAACAACTGCACCATGTTTTGTACCGCCTATATAATTTTTTATAAACTCAGCAGAATAAACGGTTTTTTTTATTGTTTTACCCTTGAATTCTATTGTCATATCAATTTGGCCTAAAGATGTTTCTACTGCTATTCCAGAAAGACAATAAATTTCTTTGAAAAATACTTTTCCTGATTTTGTAACAACAAGAACTATATCACCTACTTCAAAACCCTCTTTGATTTTGATACCCCATGCACCATTTATTTTTTTTGGTTCTGTTATTTTGATTTGTTTTTTATTCCAAGACATTTTTGTTACCTCTTTATTTTTATAAGTTCTTATTAACTTATATATGTATTGTATAGTTTTCTATACACCTTGTCAATAGTTTATTTTATTATTTTATTAAAAAAATGCTATACTTGCCCCACTATGCAAAAAAAGACTCGTTTAATCCGTGGTGATAGAAACTTTCAGAACTTCATCATTCCAAATTTAAAAGATGATTTCCCTGGATTGTGGCAAAGTACCAACGGAACACTGGCCGATATGAAACACGGGATAGATTTCTATTATACCCACGGCCAGACTACACTTTCGATTTCAGCACGGGTTTGGACTTGCGAACCAAAACAACACTTTGCAGTACGCTGGAAGAAGACATCTGACCCAGAACAGCTTCTTGAAGTTGGATCCAGATTGAAAGCCCTTCGAAATGGTCTTCCGATGAGCAATATTACTGTTGAAGGATTCGTTTATAATAGATGGGTCTATATTGCTTGGGTGG